TCGTGTGGGTTCGAATCCCACTATCCGTATTCGGACTATTCTTACGGATTTACTTGATGGCCTAAATAGTAATGAGGAGAAATAAGTCCGAGAGGTTAACCTTTATATTATATAGCGTCTATAGGACATTAAAGAAGATTGAAAAGTTGGTGGAATACTGGAACCCAGTGATGAGGAAGCTGCGAATGTGTTGGTTGTATGGTTTGGACGCATTGAAAGGAAACATTTATATAGATGTGCTTTGTGCTAATGAGGTTGTGAGTGGGCGTTGGAGGAGGATCTGGTAGCAGATGTGTAATTAGTTACGAAGCGAAAAGTAATTGAGTCAGTGAGGTAGAAATAATGTGGGAGGGCTTTTGAGAGTGATGACGATCGTTCGTGTAACTGACACGATTGCATAAGCAAGTTTTTTACAGATATTGTTACATTTCTATATTGTGGGTGTAATTATAACGCCCACTACATGGAAACTTAGCTCAGTTGGTTAGAGCAACCGGCTCATAACCGGTCGGTCCTGGGTTCGAGTCCCAGAGTTTCCATTTCTCCTGACGAAGGAGTGACTTTTATAGGCTGTAGAGTTCCAATAAGAAACAAGCCGTTTCTAGTTAGGGCGTGAAACTGGTGTTTTTTTTGAGATGTTTTATAAGTAAAAATATCCAGCTTTAGAGAAAATGTAGTGAATTGAGCTGATCAAAGAACACATAATCCTGTTAGGACTGCAGCACGACAGGTCATGCATGAAAAGTGATAAGTAGCTCAGTTGGGAGAAAGAGCGCACTACAAAAGTGAGGTCGGTGGTTCGAGTCCACTCTTATCACATTTGTAATGATGACGCGCGGATCGTTACAAAAGAAAATAGTAACTACTGAAATGTATATTTAAGGAGGCAGTAAACATGACAAAATATGATTTATGTACGGGTGATATCGTTCTTTCTACAAAGGGAAGCTACGGTATTGTGCTAATCGGAACTAATGGAGATGATCAAATCAAATGGTACAGTAATAATAAAGGACAGGTTATTAACAGATTTAGATCTTTTTCTATGATTAACGAAGATCTTACATTTAAATATGATTTAGGTAATCGTATTATTAAGGTATGGAGAACGAAAGACAAACATTATCTTGGTGATAAAGCAATTACAGAATATAATGCAGCAGAATGTCATGGATTTGAATGCATCTATGAAGAGTTAATTAAGGAAGTAACTATGGCTGAAGTTGAAGAAAAGTTTGGCTGCAAAGTAAAAATTGTAAAGTAATAAAATTTAATTATACAGGCACGTATAAATGAGGAATAGGAAATAATATTTGAAGCACTATCTTAAAAGATCAGTGCATAGATGTCAGTGTGACAATAAACTGCAAAGTTATTCCACTTCGGAAAGCGAGGTGAAATAATGGAGCAGAAGAAATTTATGGATATTCAACGTTTGAAAGAAGGATATGCAGATGGATTTGTACCGGGTGACTTAATTGTTATCCAGGAAAAATTCGACGGATCCAATGCAGCAGCTAGATATGATGCAGAGACTGGCAAAATGGTAGCTTTTTCCAGAAGACATACGTTGGATCAGAACAATACATTAAATGGTTTTTATAATTATGTGCAGGAGTTAAATCCTGAAGATTATAAAGACGTTCCGGACTATGTAATATTTGGAGAATGGTCTGGAGCAAGAAATGCGATTATTTATTATCCAGAAAATACTAAGAAATGGTACGTATTTGATATTTATGATGTAAGGGAAGAAAAATATCTTCCTCAGTCAGAAGTAAAGGCATTTGCAGAAACGCATGGACTTACATATATCAATACATTTTATGTTGGACCGTTTGTCAGTTGGGAACATGTACAAAGTTTTATGGATCATCCGGGATATGGAGAGATTCAAGAAGGTATTGTTATAAAGAACCAAACAAGATTAAACGATCCGAATAGCAGATTACCATTTGTAGTGAAAATCGTTGGAGATAAATTTCATGAAGTCGCAAAAATGAATCATGTTAAAAAGATTCAAGATCCACAAAAGTTGCAAGAACGAACAGAAGCACAGGAACTTGTAAAATCTGTCGTGACGCGGCGTAGAGTTGAAAAAGAGTTATATAAAATGCGTGATGAAGGAATCATCCCAACAGAGTGGTGTGAACAGGATATGAAAACTGTTGCAAGGAATCTTCCAAACAGAATTTATACAGATTGTGTAAAAGAAGAACCGGAAGTAGTTCGAGCAGCAGGACAATATTTTGGAAAATTCTGTTCCGTTATTTCGATGAATTACGCACGAGAGATTATTCTCGGTCCGACTGGAGCAAAGTAAGGCGAAAGGAGGACACGAATGGTGGCAACAGCATTTAGTAGATTATGTACTTCTTGTAAAAAAAGATTTGCATACAAACAAACAGACGCCATCTTTGATGAGAATGGATATGGATATTCAACCAAGCTTGTGAAATGCAAACATTGTGGGCGATTAAATGTGATTCGATATTTTGAAGATGACTCGATGAAATTAAACAATGATAGAAAATATTATGATTATGACATGGTATAGAATAGGAGAATAATAAATAATGGCAAAACAGAAAGAAAAAAAACCGTTAGATAAAAAAGGCTGGGTTCAGACATTTGAATTGATTGGAAAGGCATGTATTAAAGATTATACATTCAAAATTGATGAACATTCTAAGAAAAGCGACTGGATTTACAATTCTATTAACCTGAATGTTGACTGCGGTGATAAATACGGAAAAGTTGGCTGCGAATTAATGGGTGGTTATGGAGCTGGCAGAAACAATGTTATTTATGTTCATGGCAAAGATGAGAATGGTGGAGATGATTTCGATAATAGATATCAGATTGATTTTGATGATCGATTTGACGAGGATATTCTAAAAGATATCGGAGAGCTTTGCTTTATCAAAATTGGTATTGAGAAGGATACAAAAGGTGAAGTTGTTATCAATAAATTCTTACATGCATATGATGCAATTAAATATCTGTCTGAAGCATTGCAGG